AGTTTTTAGCCATAAAGACCACCAATTTCCAATCTTTCTAAATAACTATAAAACTATTTTACTACTTCTCAGCTAAAATTCCAATAGCTATGATGCTTAAAAACCATACTCCTGATAGTAAGATGTATGTAGAGTCATCGATGTGGATATACCCATAGAGCTCTGAAATAGATAGCAGATATACTACTAACCAAAAGACAATGTAGAGGTAAGTGACCACCTTTACATTGTCTGAATAGTGCTTTAATGGTTTAAATCTGCTACCATCTTTGAAGATGCCTTTAGACTCTGCAATATAAAGAAACAAGAGAAAACCTAAGTAAAGACCTAATGAGAAGATTTTAACCATATATGAATACCCCTATACAATAAGCCAACGATAGTGACCTAAACCATGTTTTATTTGCGAATACCCATTACTAGGCAACTCATAGTAAATAAAGACAGTTACTTCCCTAAGGAAAACCATCCCAACTAAAAGAGCATACTGAGTAGTAGGGTAGTTAAGAGACTGCATAACGTTTATAACAATAATGTAACTTAAAGTTACTACCATCTTGTAAGAAGATTTCCTTACAAGATAAGTATTAAGCCACTTTAAGTTATACTTGAAGTCTTCGTTAAACAAAGCTTTAGTAATTAGTAAAGATAGGGAACTAATTACATTACGAGTAACTAATACCCAAGCTAGGATAGAGATAACTGTACTAAATTCCATTTTAAACACTCTTCTTATCTAAGGAAACTGCACGATTATACAAGTCTGTTAATACTATTTGAAAGATTTGTTCCATAGTAAAGGTTGCTTGCTGTAGTACACCTTGCTTTTCTTTATAGTTGAAAGAAAAGAAGATTATAGCCAACTTAAAGCTCATTACTAAGGACAAACCTAAAGCGAAGTTTTCTTCAATAGACTTTAGGAGTCCAGGTGATTGTAATGTAGAAAGATACCCCACTAAGATAACTAGGAGAAACTCTACAATTAGAATAGGGTAGAGAACCCTTAACTTACTTTTCCATGAAATCATTTTTTATTTCCTTCCTTAAACCAATTCCCTACCAATAAGTACTTAAACACCTACCATCTAATCTAACAATAGATAACCAACACTGACCAATAGGTATATTAGTGAAAGGTGCTGCTACTTCTCTTCCATTACTTAAAGTTTCTGGATAGCTAAGAAACTCAATAATATCGTTACTTAAAACCCTTGAATATCTAGCTGGTTGCCAGTAAATACGAGAAAGAGCGAAATATTTAGGGGAAGATACCAGTTGTTTATCGTCAATTACTATAAAACTACCATCTCTAAGTTGAGGACTCCACTCGTCATAGAACTTTTTGGATACTTCTCGTGCTACAGTGAAGTAAGTCTTATTTACAGAATAAACAACTCCACTATAATCTCTACCCTTGCCATAGTTTTTAATGTTAAGGTGAGTGTTTACTTGAATTGTTTCTTTGAAACTTGACAGTGATTTTGACATTTTGGATACCCTTACTCCATACCTCCTAACTTAGACTCTTCAATCAAGATTCCAAGCAACTCGATAATGCTAGAAATACCTTTATCAAACTGCTCCTTCTTGTCTAGGTAGGCTGTTAAGATTTGAGCCTCGTTGAGAATCATTCTTTGTGTTACATTTAAGTCTGGGAAGTTCTCTTCAGACACTACTGGAGCAATCTCAAAGTAGTTCTCTCGACTACCCACCAAGGGGCGACACAACCTAATGTACTCATAAGATTGACTAGCCTTACGTGCCCAGTTGATTGCCTTTTCTAAGTCCTGCAAACCACCCTTATGTTTGTAACGTATTACATACTCAACTACCGTTGAGATAGTATGAGGGAAAAGTGACTCAAGAGTGAAGTCCCAAGACTCAATCTTGTTTTGCATGTAACGTTCTGGGTGAAGTAATTCTTCGTTTTTTACATATTTTTCTGACATATTAACTCCTAAGCGTTTCGACACACCTCTTCAATTAGCTGGCTCATTACCTTAGCTTTAAACTTCTCAGAACAGTAAAGTTCATACTGACGTGGCATAGTATACTTTAAGAAACGTTTAAAGCCTACATTGGTGCTAGGAAAGTCGCTTCTACGAAGATACTCACCACAAGACCAAAAAGGAAAGCGACCTGAGTTACGGAAACGAGCAAACTCTTGAATGATTTTTACCCATAGTAGGTAAACTTGCTCAGTTTGAGGGTCAACATTTATAGTAGAACCGTCATATTTAGTGTAATTAGACATTAGATACCCCCATACTGCGAAGAAATAACGCAGAAATCTTTCTTGTCAGCTCTATCAATATACAAGCTATACAGGAAGTAACTGTTAGCAAAACTTTTAGTAAAAGCATCTAGAGTATGTTTTAGTTTCTGACCTAACTCTAGAGAAGATCTTCCTCTAGCTGAACCAGTAACAACAAGAGAATACAAATATTCGTTTTCTTTGTAACCTTGAAGATTTTTCATCTCCTTACCCTTTATACGTTTGAAAGATATCCTAATAAGGTCTTCGGAATATAAGTTATCATACCTTAAAGAATAGATACGATCCTTTAATAATATCTCCTTAAAATCTAACTCCATAACAGGTGGTAGAATTACATCTTTAAAATTGATATTTGCAACCAAACTAATATTAAAGTTATGCATTGAATACTCCTTTACTTCTAAATAGGTGGGGTCATGGCTTCTAGCAATACCCCGTTGCAAGCAATAACCAAGTAAGTTAAAACTATCAAACCAACAGTATTATAAATAATTAGACCTAGTTCTAAGTTTTTGTCGAAATTATTAGTCAAATGAGAATAAGACTCGAAATAAACTGCAACAAAGAACCAAGTAATAATCAACACTGCAAAGACAGGAAGTAATACATACTTAGCACCAAAGATACCAGTTACTACCATACCCAATACAATCTAAGTAGGTAAAACTAATAATGGACACCAAGAAGTGTAAAAATATAGTGCAGATTTAATAGATTTAATCACAGTAGATACTCCTTTAGCCATAGAAATCTTTGTCAGATACATACTCAAGGCGTCTCTCACGTTGGTTGTAATGGTAGTAACTACCCAAACGAACTGTGCTTTGTTTTGAGTACTTGTTTTCTGAGATAGATGAGAAGATTACAAGATTTGCACAAGACTGAGTAAGGACTTCGCTAAGTGCTTTGTGAACTAACTTATCTACATCTTTGTCAGAGTAAGCATCTGCATGAGCCATAATTGACAAATGATAAGATAAAGTAGAACGCTCTGCATCGTCATCACGAAGAACGAACCCCAAGTCAGTTGCTTTCTTCAAAGATACCGAGAATTCACTAGGTAAAAATATGCATGGGGAAGAAAATAACCAATTGTTTAACCTTGCCTTAAACTTGTGAGCATCTTTTGATAAAGACTCCTTACTAGAGTTAGGAAAAGATAATACCCCCGTTAACGAAAAACGTACATATTGACTCATAAGTAACCTCCTATTTCTTTTCGAATATACAAACACACTTCGTGTCAAACGGAACTGAATCCAACTTAAAGTATTTCTGTAGATATACCAAGTAACTATCATCTTTAGATGTGTAGCTACCCTGTAACTCTAGGCAGTCCTTCCAAGGAGAAAGAATCCACTTATTAAGTGCACCAGTTACGTTATACTGCTCTTTTGACTCACGACTTAACGAACCCAATCCCCAAACTGTGTGAAACATAATCTCATAAGCGTCTTTTACGTTAGTTACGATAGAGCCGTCTTCATTTACCCTAACGTCACCGATAATTGAGTTTCTTTGAAGTTCATGAATCCAAGTATTTATTTCTTCTTGAACTTGAGTTGATACAGGTTGGAGAGTAAAGGACTCCAAGTTATCTGGATTTGCCCAATCACGGATAACTAAAGATCCACCCAGTTTTAGACAACCAACAAGCATTGAGATAGTTTCTGTACGCTCTTGACGGTTAAGATAACTTATAATCTCGTGGAAAACACTAGACAGGTAAATAACGTCGAACTTGATGGTTTTGTTTAACAAGTCACTCTTAGTTAGAACGGATACCCCCATACTAGAGAGCTCTGTTTGTACAGTCGTAGAAATATCGTATGCATAATATTCAGCGCCAGTGGAAACTACCTCAGATATGAACTCAGGTGAAATACCTGAACCAAAATCTAGAAGTTTAACACCTTTACCTAAGAATGGTTCAACTACTTTAAATTTTGAGTCGGCAGTTTTGTTCATTCTTTGTAGGTAAGTACCACCATCATTTAAATAATTATCCATTAGATACTCCATTTTCTTCTCTTTATGTACCTTGCAGGACTCGAACCTGCGGTGACTCGGTTATGAGCCGAGGGCTTTACCATCTAAGCTAAAGGTACTGAATCACTATCAGCCATGCCACTCAATTCTTGCAGAGCAATCAACTCCTACGAACAGACATACTTAATAGTGTAAGCTCGGTCTCG